CGCTTTGATGATTGGCCACCGCCGGCAGAATGGGAAGAAGTAGTTATAACCTGGGATATCATGTTAGAAAACAATCGACACAGGCCACCAGTGATTATCGACTGGCTAGAAAAAGCCCCAGGCGGTAGATATCATTTACACGGGTGGAAGGGTAAAGAAGGATTTGCATTCCGTTTTGAGGATCCAGTGGATGCTCTTTATTTTAAATTAAGGTGGTTTTAATGGCAACAATATTTTTAGACATGGACGGTGTAGTAGCAGACTTTGACGGCTACGCTGAACCTATAGTGGGATTCCGTACACCGGGTGGTGTCAGATATGATCAAGAAGGTTGGGCTTTAATCTCAGCCAATCCTAGACTGTATTCTGAACTAGGTGAAATGCCTGATGCTCATAGGCTAGTAAAAGAAGTTCAAACACTAGCAAAAGAAAACAGCATGGATGTTAAGTTCTTGACCGCTATCCCTAGACAGAATGATGTACCTTGGGCATTCTGGGATAAAATCAAATGGATCGAAGCACGTTGGCCTAAGATACCTGTATGGTTTGGTCCACACAGCAATGAGAAATGTCAGCATTGTCGTCCAGGTGATATCCTAATAGATGATCGTCCTAGTAATATAGAAGAATGGCGTGCTGTGGGTGGCCGGGCGATCTTGCATGAGGGTGATGTGGTTGCTACAATGTTTGAACTGCGTAGTCTAATGAAGAGTTCTGCTAGCTAGGTAGCCACCATCTCTATTGACAAAGAAGTTAAATATTTCTTCTACTCTATCACTGGTTCCAACCTCTGCTTCTGGTAGGCTTACTCCACGCAATATACCTTCTGAACTAACAACAAAAACATAATCCTCTGGTTGTATATCCCCTAACACATCATCGCTTTCGTTTAAGCTGAGGTCGTTTGTGGACTCTTCTGTGATTTTTGCCATTGTCGTTTTCCTTGAAATATTTTATATTTTCTTTTACTTTTTTAAGTAGTAATTTTGTTATTTCGTGGTCTTTACCAAATGCCTTATAGTATTGCTTTAAGTCTGGACTGTTAATCTTGCTGGTGCTAGTAATATTTAACTTATATTTTAAAAGATAGTGCCTAGCCGCTATGTTCTGTGCATAAGCATCTATCTCATCAGGGTCACCTAGATATTCTTGATCAGCTCGGACCTTGGGATCTTTATGATGGCTTCTAAATATATTTCTATGCATGCGATATCTACGTGATCTATATTGACGTTGATGTTCATATTCATGTATCAATGTTTCTACTAGATCAATGGTGATTTTTTCTGCTAGTTCTTCTGTGAATAGCATAGGCATAGTTTTAGGATAGTTTAATATGAAATCAATGATGAATTGTTTCTTACGGATTTCATCTAGGCCGGGATCGTATTCAGCACCAATACTGAACTCACCTGGATCAAGTGCACCTTTGGCGCCACTGTATAATTTAACACGTACAGGATGATGTTTATTAAGATGTTTGCCAAGTGTCTTAACTAGGTTGCGAGGAGTTATCCTGCGACCAATCAGATGATTAGCCCATTCACTGATATGTTGATATTCAAGTGTTGGGTTAAGATACATGGCTACATCCTAGGTTATGATACCGCCAGCACTAACTGGCTGTATACCAGTAGTAGTCTGTATGTAATAATCTTCCACATCTTTAACAGTAGGACTGTGCATCATCACGTGTCGTTTGTCTAGAGTTATGTTCTTATTTAGGTCACTAGTAAATAAACTCTGCATCAATGCCAGACCTTTTTGACTAGGCATGACCGTTGTTGGTTTATTAATAGTAAACCCATCATGTGTTTCTTCTACAATTTTGGCAACAATTTCGTCACCGTTGACTATCTTAAATGATACTACGGTATCTTTAGCATATCCTAATTTTTCAAGCATTGATTTCCCCTAGTTTATTGAATAATTCTTCATCTGTTAATCGTGCTAAGCCTTGATAACCACCTTCTACGAACAGTTCTTCACCCTTGTAGATCTGAGGTGCTGTGCGATGCCCTTGGGCTATCAACCACTCACGTGCTTCTTGATCTTCATCGATCTTAATTTCTGTGTATGCGATATTTTTTGTTTTTAATAAGTGTTTGGCCTTGTCGCAAAAAGGACAATAATTTTTACTGTATACTGTTAACATCTTATAACTCCGGTAGATCGTCATACTCAACACTGTCACCCATGACTCCGATCACATAATTTGTTGATTCGTTTTCTTGTAATGCTGTTTGTTTTTTACTTGTATCGCTGTGTTTATTAAACCAAGGTATAGGTGTGGTCTTAGGTGCAGGGTTACTGTACTTAATACCAATTTCTTTTAGTGCTCCTACCGCTGTGTAGTCTACAAACTCTTTTAAGATAGCAGCGTTAAGTCCGATCACTGGACCTAGCTTAAACAAATAGTCTGCCCAGGCCTTTTCTTCACCGATAACATCAAGATACATTTGATAAACTTCAGCTTCACATTCTGCTTTGATATCTGCAAAGCGTGGGTCTTCTTTGACCACCTGATTGATCAAGAAAGCCGTCCACTCTTTATGTAGTAATTCGTCTTGTAAGATCAGGCTGATAATATTACCATTACCAATAAAGATCTTATTCTCAACCATGGCTAAACTTGTAGCAAAACTTACCATAAAACGGAATGCTTCTAAACCATAACTAGCATGTAGAGCTAACCATATGGCTTTGATGTGATCACGTTCATCTATCTTATTACCCATTTCTTTACGACAATTAATCACATGTAACTTATCATAGTAGTTGCCAATGTTACTAGCCATGCCTACGATTTCTTCAGTGTCGTGGATGGTGTTGAATACATCTTTAGGCACGTTATAGATGTTACGGATAATATGGCTGTAACTCTTGCTGTGGATATTAGTTTCAAAGAAGCTCCAGTTACTGATAAGTGCTTCTAGTTCTGGTAGACTCACCACTGGGCCAAACACTTGATTAGGGGCACGACCTTGTAGGCTGTCTAAGGCTGTCTGACGTAATAGGTTGCTGGTAAAGATATGTTTAACAGCATCGCTGGCATCTTTGAAATCTTGACTGTCTTTAGTCAAGCTGACTTCTTCTGGTTGCCAAAAGAAACCTCTGGCTGTAGTTTCAAAGTTAGCAATTTTATTATATTTTACTTCTTCAAAACGTTGAATGGTAACTGGACCTGCTGGGTCGAGAAACATCTTGCGTTGTAGATAGTTGGTCTTTGTTGATAAATTATATTGTTCTTTACTCATAGTTTACATGCCTCGCAATCTTCATCGGTTTCATCTGGTTGTGCCGCTAATGTTGGTGCAATTTCCGCATCTGCTTTTGCACCTTGTTTATTGATCAGGCTGTAGTAGAATGTCTTGATTCCCCAAGCATGTGCCTGCATTAAGTTTTTAGCAATTAGTGTACTTGGCACTTTACGATCTGCCCAATGTGCTGGATTGTAAAATGTGTTTGTACTAATACTTTGATCCACATAAGCCGCTAACACTGCCGCAGTTTTTAAATAACCATCACAGTCCTTCTGTTCCCACATCAGTTGATATCTATTCTTTAATTTATTATACTCTGGTACTACCTGTATAAAGCTACCTGCTTTTGATTCTTTAACTGAAATTAAACTCATCGGCATTTCAATACCGTTAGTTGAGTTAATAACAACACTACTACTTTCCACAGGAGCGATAGCCATCAATGTAGCATTACGCACGCCATATGATCTCATGTCGCTACGTAGTTGTTCCCAATCTAGTTCACGTGTTGGCGTAAAGTCTGCTAATTTATTTACACCTTTAGCACGATTTTCCCAGGGGAAGTAACCTTTACCATAGCGTGTATGCTCACTGTGTACGCAAGCCCCACGTTCTTTAGCAAGGTCAACTGTTGCTTCTGTTAGGTAGAATGCCTGATGTTCCATCCACGTTTTAACTTCTTGTAGTGCATCTTTCTCACCATAGCGTAGATTCTTTTTAGCATGCCAATAAGCAAGATTGGTAATACCAATTCCCAATGGTTGTATTTCATCGTTGCTCAACTTACTTTGTATGCTTAGGAAATCTTGATAGTCGAGAATATTACATAGACTACGTTGTAGGATGCGACAAGCACGACGCATGTCTTCTGGGTTGCGGAATGCACCCCAGTTGATACTTCCTAACGTGCATAGAGCTATGCGACCATTTGGATCATCCAAGCGTTTGAATGGCTTGGTGGGCAGTAGGATTTCGCAACAGAGGTTACTCTGATAGATGGTATGATACTCAGGATTGAATGGTCCTTGCTTCATTACATTGTCAATGAACACAAGATAAATTCTACCAGTGTCGGTACGTTCTTTTAAGATGCCACCTTTAAATACTTCTTCCGCACTTAATACTTTCTTACGCAGACCTTTTTGTTTCTCATACTTAACGTACAACTCTTCAAAAAGTTTTGTATCTTTATAAAATGCTTCATACAGGTCAGGCACTTCGTTGGGATCAAAGAATGTGATATTTTCTTTGTTCTTAAATCGTCGCCAGAACATAGCGTTAAGCACAACACCGTAGTCCATATGACGCACACGTGTTTCTTCTGTGCCTTGATTATTCTTTAAAACTATCAAATCATCAAACTGATGATGCCAGATGGGATAGAATACTGTAGCACTGGCATTACGTATACCACCTTGGCTGCAACTACGCAAATCACCAAACCATTTCTTAAGGAAGGGGATCATGCCTGTGTGCATGATTTCCCCGCCTCGTATAGGACTCCCTAACGGGCGCAAACGACCTATCTCTAGACCAATACCAGCACGCTTGCTGGCATACTTGGCCATCATCTCTCCTGATGCAAAGATACTATCTAAGTCATCATCTGATTTAATCAGCACGCAACTGCTGAACTGTTTTGTAGGGGTACCCAAACCAGCAAGCACTGGAGTGGCGAGCGTGAACAATCCGTCACTGGCGCAGGTATAGTAATCTTTAATATATTTTAATCTTTGACTGGGATTCTCTTTATGGAAAACTGTTGCGGCTGCTACCATGTAGCGAACCTGTGGGGTTTCGTAGAGTTGTTTAGTTGATCGATTCTTAACTAGATATTTTTCAATCAGCTGTTCAATAGCCGCATAACTGTATTCTTCATCTTTAGCATGATCGATAAGTTCTTCCATCTTGTTCCACTCTTCTTCAGTATACCACTCAAGAAGTTCTTGTGTATATAATCCTGTGGCTGTATTTGTTTTTACAATTTCGTATAAGTGTGGGACCTGATAGTCACCATAGATGTCTTTGCGTAGCATTGACAGTCTTTGTTTGCCTGCTACAAACTGATAGTTAGTGTGACCTACTTCTGGTTCGTGTTCTACGTCGATGAGATCGACGATAGCACGCAAGGTGATCTCATCAATTTCACGGGTGCTGATACCATCATAGAAGTGCGGTTGCGCTTTGATCTCGATCATACTCTGACTAACATCAGCTATACCTTGACATACCTTAGCTACCTGTAGTTGCCATTTTGTAAGATCCAATGGTACGATCTGTCCACTGCGTTTCTTGACTTGAATAGTGCTCACTTGAAACCTCTATTTGTTTAATATTTTTCTAACTGTAAATCTGTGCTCGAATATTGATATAGCAGATGCAACTGCTTTTCTTCTATCTGTTTTGTATTTACTATTTCGTAGGGCCAGTAATTAAGAATATATTTTCCCTGGTCTATCCATGCCACTGTGTATCGTTCCTTGTCCTTGTAATCATAATACATGTGTAGTTTTAAATCCACGGCTCTATGACTGGTGAAGTATATAGTATATAGCATTCCTAGGCTTTTAGCAACATTACAATAGTAATTTTCGGCTAACAATGTCCAGGGATCTGGCCAAGAGTTTGGTTCGCTTGGATCTAGATAATAGTTAACGTAAGGAGCCGTGCTCCACATGCCGTTAAGTTCTCGGATTGCTTGATCTAATGGTAAATCGCTAAGTTTGTGTCGAAAGTTCTTCCATTCTGCCAGCCTATCATTGACCCGCAGATTCCAAAAATTCGTCCACATTTTACGTAAATGATTGTAGGTAGTAGGTCAGATTGCCAGTGGTGGTCGCCGTTGACGTATATCCTAATACTGCCGTTTTTGTACTAGCATTACCTGTGAAATATAGGTTAACTCCGGTGTCGCCCGACTCAACATAGTCATCAGAAAATGTTATTAAATTGCCCTGTGTTTGAACCACCGAAATGGTTCCTGATCTGACATGGGCATTCATGACTATCCTATAGTTAAGATCTCTCGCACCATATGCTTCAATCGCCACTGCGGTTACATTGGCCAGTGTTGATTGATTATTGGATAAAGTGACTGAAACTGGTATGAGATTACCAAGTTGGCTAGTTATAGCGGCAGTGATCGCTGATATATTAGCCACATTAGCATTCAAACTATTAAAGCTGTTTATGATAGATGCAACAGTATATTCTGTCGAGATCTCAGTTACACCAGTTTCAGGAGCACCTTCTGCCAGGGTGCCTTTACCGATGAATAATTGTTGGGTATCTACACACCAGCCAAACTCACCCGTGTCCAGCGCCGGTAAATTTTCATAAAGTCCACTGCGTACCTGTATCTTTGCTACTTCTAAAACAGCCATGTTGTCACCTTAAGTCGTTATCTAGTATTTATGCTAACTTATAATACTGCTCGACTCTGTCAAACCAACGGTCCATCCAGATCGTCCATTCGTTTCCTGACACTGTCCAAGTTTGGAATTCTGGTCTGGCGAATGTGTTATCTTCCAGTAGTTTAGGTGCCACAGCCATTAAGATCACACCTTGTTTAATGTCTGTGCCATGGACTTCATTATGTGCGGCAGCATAGGCGCATAATTGAAGGAAATAGTCTTCAATCCACTCGGTTTTCTTAGGTTTATTAGTCTGTTTGTAGTCGATAATTGCCGGGCTACCCTTGTATACTCCACAGGCATCTGTAGTACCCGCATACAGGCCCGGAACGTATAAGGGCACTTCTATGCCCCATACTTCATCTACGTGTTTAAGTCCATGTTCTACGATCTCTTGTGCCATAGCATAGCTCTGTTGGCTATTTGGATTAGTTCCGGGAGTGCCCATTTCACGATCGTTACGCACATAGTCTTCTAACCATTTGTGCATGCGTGTACCACGGCTGGCAGCTTCTGTGGTAATCTGTTGGGCTTTATCAGTTCCTACTCGTTTACGCCAATTTTCAAGAGCGTCTCGTTTCTCTTGTGGTTTGGTACGATCAAGTATCGTAGTAACACTAGGAACACGTGATCCGTCGGGTAAAGTATAAAGCCTTTTGCCTTCTATTGTATCGCGATTAATGGGGGTATAGTTGTATTTTTGGATAAGCATAATTTATTATAAAGTATTTAATCAGACAATGCAAGTTAAATATTAGTATGAGTTTATTCAATACTGCAATTCACTATAATGTTTATCTAGATATTCCAGATGATATAAATTTTTCGTGGAATTATATCTACGACGATACTGTTTTTAATTTAGATAATTTTATACAAAATTTAAATATTAAAAATAATCAAAGCCTGATCGTATTATGGGGAGTTGATCGAAGAATAAATGTCAAAGATCGTAGGTTTAATAAATTAAATGAATGGTATCATAGCGTAAAAAATCCTATGATTTTATTCAACGGTGCAGTATACCAAAACAGCCCAGGCGTTTTAAGATTTCCATATCAACAGATTGAATTTTTTCGATATTTGAGTAAATATTCAATTGGTGAATTTACGCCTGTAATTAATAAAAGTAAAAAATTCTTTTTTGCCAGCACCAAAGATTATCTCAGCAGGAGATATATTTTGCAATCTTTAATTAATAATGGATTTAGAGAACAAGGATATGTAGCTTACAAATGTATAGAGAGATGTCATACCAATGAACCATATGATCCAACTAATCTACAATTAATACATGATGCAGGCGCCAGCATAGACCATTTGTTGCCTATACAAGGATTCAACGATACTATAGAATATAGAGATATTTCAACAGATGTTTTTTCAAACGCTTATTGCTCCATAATCACTGAAACATTTTTCACAGGACCGTTGTACTTTTCAGAAAAGATATTCAATAGTATGCTGTATAATCATATATTTGTGTATTTAGGGCCGCCACACAGTTTAGCATATTTAAGATCGTTGGGATTCAAAACTTGGGCCCATATAATTAATGAAAGTTACGATACTATAGAAAATCCAGCAGAAAGATTATATGCTGTGACTGGTTCTTTTATTGATTTTTTATCTAAGCCCTTAGAAGAAATCCAACAGATCTACCAAGAGAATTTAGATATAATTAGTCACAACAGGAATTTAGTACTGTCAACGGAAATAAATCATACTATCGTATCAGCTATGCGATCAGCGATAGCTGTTAAGAATTAGTCACATGATCCTGTTTGATTTCACGTACAGGATCGCCTAGTATTTTAGCAAAATCATTTTTAAGATCTACACGCCTATATCCAATATCACGTATATATAATGCACGCCGACCAATTTCTTCTAGAGGTAAGTTATCAATCTTGGCTTTCTTAAAGTCATCTTCCAATGACCAAACATATCTATGATGTTCTATTAATTCTAATAATTTAGGATTCGATAGATCGATTATAATTTCGTTTATCTGATCAAGATAAAATTCAAGTTCTTCTTGATTAGCACCATTGGTTTTTTCATGTTTGACTACGGCGATAGCATAGCGATCTACTATTTCGATAACGGGAAATTTCATAAAGATATTTATACAGTGAAACTTTCTCCGCAGCCACAGCGTGCAGATTCATTGGGATTTATAAACTCAAATCCCTCGTTAAGACCTTTCTTCTGATAATCAACCTGAACCCCATCGAGATAGGTCAGATCTTTCTGGCTGATCACTAGCCTGACACCTTTGTCGACGAATTCAACATCGCCTTCAAACATTCGGTCCGCGAACTCTAACACATAGGCCATGCCACTGCAACCAGTGGTTTTCACTGCGAGACGCATGCCGATACCACGACCACGATTATCTATGGCGGCTTTTACTTTGGTAGCAGCTATATCTGTTAGGGTTATCATTTGTTTTTATTTTTTTCTATTATTCTATTCCACACAGTTTGTCTTTGTTCATCGGTAAATTCGTACCATTCAAAGGCTTCATCCTGCGTTCGAAAACAAGCACTGCACTCACCACCGATGAATTGGCATACGCCTATACAAGGGCTATCAATGGGGTTTCGTTTCATGTTTATTTCTATAGTCCGCTATGGCTGATTTGATCGCATCTTCTGCAAGCACTGAGCAATGTATCTTGACGGGCGGTAACGCGAGTTCTTCTGCGATATGTGAGTTTTTGATGGTCTGAGCCTCATCCAGCGTCTTGCCCTTGAGGAGCTCGGTGACAAGGCT